TCGGATGAGACCAGGCAAGGAGCCGGAGGGTCCACGCCCCCTCCCCCTGCGCCCCACGCTTGGCGCTGCGGACCTTGGTTGCGGGGGCCGGATTTGAACCGGCGACCTCTGAGGGTATGAACCTAGCGAGCTACCGGACTGCTCTACCCCGCAATCAAAGCGGGCGGACATTATGGCGCCACGCACCCCATGACAAGGGAAATTTGCAATTTCCTATTGCATTTCCCACGCACCTGAATCCTACTACCCGAAGAAGCCGCCACTTCCTGAGGCGGTCCAGAGTAGGGAGACCCAATCACATGCTGGCGGTGCTCGACTATCAGTTTTTCCCGGAGGAGTTTGAGACCAAGGATCAGATGATGGACGACATCATCCTGACCTGGGCACTGAGCCTCTACCGCAATGGCGCCAATACCATCGACGCCCAGCTCCAGGCGCACTCCGACGGCGATCTGGCTGCCGCCATCGTGACTGCGTGCGGGTTCGACATTTCGGTCAACGGCGCGGCGTCCCCCATGGCCAAATATGGCTTCACCGCCGGCGACCTCGCGCGCGCCTTTCGGCGCTTTCGTTGTGAGCGTGCCCCTGCCGACCGAGCGGAGTGCGCTGCGTGAGCACTCCTGTCGAGGATAGCAAAACCTGGGGGAATGCCCTGTCGCATGTCGTGAACGCCCGGTACCGGAATCTCGTCAACCAGCACGGCTACTCCTCGGACGACGCCGAGCGCGCGATCATTCGCGACCTGCTCGCCTGCGCGGCTGGCGCAGCCTGCCGGCGCGCAATCCGGAATGGGCGTCTGCCTGATCCCAAGCTGTGGCGAAAGGCGGTGACGAAGGCATTCCGCGCCGCCGTGCAGAGGGTCACCAACCCCCACCAGCAGGCGCGCCCCCAACCCGAGCCGCGCGGGAATGCCAATCCCGGGCGCCCAGCGCCGGGCGCCACGCTGAACCGCCAGGAGGCATGATTGAGCACGATCGTAATTAACGGTGCGCGCATCGAGACCGACTACGCGCCCTTCGTGACGGTGCGACCGGACGGGACCGTCGTGCTTTCGAGTGCCCCCCAGGATTCGGCGCCCGCGCCTACGAAGAGACCGTCTGCGAAGACGGTTCCGGAGGCGCTGCATACCATTCCCGCTTTGGAGGACGCGCCGGCTGACACCGATGGCGTCCGGCACATCGCATTCCGGGCGCGGAAATGGACGGACTTGCCCGATATTTGCCAGATGGTGTGGGCCACCCTCCTCCCCGGCGCCTGGCTGTCCAAGCGCGCAGTGTGCTTGCGCTGCGGGTTTGATTCCGCGGACCGCGTCAACCGGGATCTGTCCCACAAGGTGGAATACGTCATCCGACGCCTCCTCGCGGAGCGACTTGTGGTCTACCGGACGTGGGGAGGCTCGCGTGAACGCCCGCGATACCATTATGCGACGCGGATGTGGGGGAAGGCCCATCCCAACGAGAACGCTCCCCCCGAAGAACTGCCGTCATGATCACCAAACAGACCGCCGTCGACATTGCGCTCTCCTATCGTGAGATCGAGACGGCCGAAAAGCTGCTCGCCGACGTGACATCAACCCTCGACAAGCCCCAAGGGGGCGATATCAGGGACGCCTTTGGGCGTCCGCAGAATAGTTTGCAGTTGTCAGTCCCGACGGGGGAAAGCCGCAGTCGCCTGTTCGACGTCCCGCTGAATCTGGCAAAGACAATGATTGAGGCGCACATCGCCCACCACCGCACGCGGCTATCCAACCTGAACGAGCAGGCATATGGCGAGGCCCGTGTGACCATTTTTTGCGCCCCCGCGCCGTCGGATGACGCGCGCTAATCCCCTACCTCACCCGGCCCACTTACAAGAACGGAATCCCGATGAGGAAGGACCGATGGCTAGGATGGTCAAAATTATCATGCAGACCGCGCAAGCGACCTTCCTGACGCGTGCGGCCATAGCAAAGGCCCTACAGCGCTCAGCCGTAAGGAATGCGTACATTTTGGCTATCGAGGAGGTGCGTAGTCGGAATTATGCGATCGTGGCCTAAGGAGCCTGACAGACCTCTCCTCCCATTTGTCAGGACACATTTCGGCGGCCATGGCCTAGATGGTCCCTCCTGGAGGCTGCGGGGTTCACCCCAGCACAGCAGGAGGATATTTTTTAATGACCATCAATCACCTTGACCATTCGGTGCCGGGCGAGATGGCCCCGCGCTACGCCAGCATTCAGACTTGGTGCCGAATGGTCGACTGGTCCCGCTCGACCACTTACCTCGAACTCGGCAAGGGCAACCTGCGAGCTGTGAAGCATGGGAAGCGGGTGCTGATCGATGTTCAGCATGGGCTTGCTTATATGGCGAGCCTTCCCGCTGTCCAGATCCGCGCCTCGAACGGTGCCGCCTGAGTCGAAACCGCCCCGGCGCTATGTGCCCGAGGCGGTTGAGCAGTTGATCGATGCTGGCTGGAACCGGCGTCATTTTACTGTTCCGTCGTCAAGGGATGCAAGCGCCTCATCGCGGGGTAAAAATGCTGGACGCTACCGAATTCGATTCCCCGCCTACGAAGGATACGTTCCATGGCATTTCGCGCGCATTATGGCGCTCTGGCCGAACAGGCTCTTCTGGGCACGCTGCTGGCCAATAACCGCGCCTATTGGCGTGTGTCGAAATTCCTCGCCCCGGAGCATTTCGCTGACCCGCTGCACGGGCGCATCTACCAAGCAATCGGCCAGCGGATCAGAGCCACGCAGATCGCCGATGCCGTCACCCTGAAGACCGAGTTCGAGAAGGATGGCGCGCTGGCCGAGGTGGGCGGCGTCGCCTATTTCGCCCAATTGCTGTCGGCGATGGTCGGGTCTGAGGCGGTCTGGATTTACGCGACATTCATCCGCGATCGCTGGCAGAGGCACCAGCCCCTCAACGGGACTGGTTCCGCTCATCCCACAATCCCTGGAATCGTGCATCCCCCCATCGGGACGCCGCCTCGCATGCGTCTGCACGATATCGGTGCGACAGTCCTTGAGGTGCCCCCATCCGCGGCAATCCCTGGGCTCGCGGCACGCATCATCCAGCTATGGGCTGAGTTGCACGAGGCCGATGGCGATATGGCGACTGATTTGGCTGAGATGCTGCTGGGGATGGAAATTCGGCGCATCCCCTAAGCGTCCTACACGCAAGGCCATAAACGGTAGGGCGCGACCCGTTACCAGGTCGCGCCCCGATTGAATCAGCGGAAGTATCCGCGCTCCAGCACGGGAAATGGCGGCGGGAGGGGCCCGACGTGCAGCGGCACATCAAGCTTCCGCCTTCCGCCGCGCCAGCGCCGCTGCCAGCGCGGGGTTTTCCGCGCGCGACAACGCGAGCCGGCGCTCAATGGCCGTCGCTGGATCGCCCATGGGCAGCCCGCGCTTCTGGAGCGCAGCCATGCAGGCCAGATGCCGACAAGTGATCGGGATAGTGCCTTTACGGATCGCCGCCAGCCGGCATCCCATCGAAACGTCGTAGTGATCACCTTGATACCACTTGCGGGCTACGCCGATCGCGGCGGCCATTTCGTGCAGTTCGTCTTCCGTGTCGGCGATCATGTGCGACATCTTCATCCGGCCGTACCTGCCCATCGGGTACCGGAACATGTCATCGACGTAGACGGTCATGCCGGGGAATCCTTCCTGCAAGGGGGTGGTAAAATTAGGCGAGAATTATGCCCCGCCCACTGCGAGCTTGCGCAGCCACCGGCGCTTCGGCTCGCTGCGCACCGCAGGGGCGCGCCTCCTCGACGGGCGCGACCACTCGCCGCCGGCCGTCAGCCCCATGTCCATGAATCCAGCGGCACGCAACGAGGTGCCAGGTTCCTCTGGCAGAGTGTATGTCCACGCCTCGCGATAGCCGAGCGCCTTTGCCGCGCGGCAGAGTGCGCCATAGAGAGCGCTGCATGCGTTTTCGTGCCCCACGGTCGCCACGCGAGAAATGACAATGCGCGCGTCGCCCTGCCATACTCGGCTCGGGTTGCCGGCCACCGCCACCCCCACGCATTCGCCGGTCTCGGTAACGACCTTGGCGGCGAACAGGCCGCCTTGAAGATCGGGCAGGTGGCGATGCCACATGCGAACCAACATCATGGCCTCCTTGACCGAGCACGGCGCAATGGCGAGCGTCATGGGGCTTGCCGCGCCTCATAGACCGGGCAGCTTGGGTCGCGCGCGGCAACCATCAGAGATCGCATCTCGCACATGGAATGGGCCGGCACCGAGCCGTCGGGGGCCAACATGTAACTGGCGCAGCGCGCGCAGGTGCCGGGCGGCCGATCGTCGATCATCTGCACCACCTCCTTCGGCAGCCCGGGCATCGCCTTCAGAGCCGCCTGGGCGCCCGGCGTGGCAGGGGGTGTCATGGCAGGGTTCTCCGGCATGATGATGATGCTGGTGCCGTGGACGCGCGCCCAAGCGATGTCGCAGAGCATGTTCGCGTACGAGAAGTGCGGGTCGATCCCCACCTTCATCACTTTCGGGCGCCTCTTGCCCGTCTTCTCGTTGTATTCGACGATCAGAGCCGTCTTCGTGAAATGGTAAAAAACCCAGTCCCGCAAGATCGGAACGCGCTTCTTCTCGCCGTCTTCGAGCACGTCCTGGATCAGATCGTCGGGCTCGGGGAAGAGGCATACGCCGTCCCGAACCCGGAATAGCGCGGTCTGCATCGCCTTGTATTGATTAAGGGCCACCGTATACCGCGAGCGGTCCTCGGCCGCCGTGTGGCGATCGGAATCGGTCAGATCATCGCCCCACACCATCATGTCATCGCGCATGTCTGCGTAGCCGGCCAGGAATACCCGGCGGGGAAACTCGTTGGCGAAACGCCTGGCGTCATTCACGTTCGGCAACTGCTCCACGACGCACGCCACCACCCCATACAGCCGCATCAGATCGCTGCACCGGGCAAATGGGTTATCGTTGAAGATGGCCTCGACATGCACCACTGCCTGGCGCCCGTCAGGTAGGCGGCGCTTGATGATGACCACGTTGAATGAGCCCATCTGGTCGATGCCCATCACACAGTCCTTGCCGTCGGCCTGCCAGGCCAGGCCGAGCCGCTTGCCCTCGGCCACCGCCGCCAGGCAGTGGGTCATGCTGACGGGTATCTGATCCGCGTCGATATACGGCCTGGCCAACGTGCGGTTGTAGAATGACTTCTTCTGATCGCTGGTCTTCGCGCGCCCCCACCCCATCATCATGTCGCGCGGCGTGATCCTGGGGCTGATCGTGCGCGGGAGCATGAAGGAGCGGATTGACGGATCAGCATCCGGATTGAGCCGGAGATACCGGCCGAGCTGCGGGTCGCGAATCCAGCCGCCGCAGGCCGGGCACGTCCACACGTATTCGTCGCGCGGCGCGCCGGCGACCTGGCCGGTGTTGAAGGCGATCGACTTGCCGGGAAAGATGCCCGCCGGGTCCGAAAGGTCCGACATCGCACGGCAATGAGGGCACTCCGTGTGCCAGACCTCCTGCGACCCGAGCGCATACCAGAAGTTGATATCGGCCTCTGGGATGTTCGCAGTCGACAGCATGACGGTGAATTGCACATGGCTGTCGCCCATGCGGGCGCGGACCTTGTCGATTTGATCCAGGGTCATGCCCTGCACCTCGTCGAGGCTGGTCACGTCCATCGGGCGCGATTCCGTGCTCACCTTGCCCGATGTCCAGAGGAACATGAGCAGCGACCCGCCAATCTGGCGCGTCATGATGTTCCCCTCCCCCACCTTCCGCTTCTCGCCGTCCCCGTCCGCCCGAAAGGTCATTTCCCGGTGTATCGCCGGCACGCTGCGGATGATCGGCATGAACCGATGCTCGGACTTGAAGGCGGCGGTCGGAACGTCTGGTAGGAACATGCCGATGTTGATCGGTGACCACTTCTTGGCCATGTAGATGTCCGCCAGCACCTCCCATACGGTCAGACCCAGCTGGGTGGCCTTCTGGATCACCAGCGTATGCTGGAATGCGTCCTCCGGCCGTGAGGGGATCGCGTCGTAGATCGGCACCAGAGCGGGCCGGTCATCCAGCCGAAACGGCTTGCGGTCGACCTTCATCCCGCGCTTGGCAAGATCATCACACCACTCGCGGAAGGTCATGCTCTCCGGGATCGATCCTTCGCCGCGGTAGCCAGCCTGGTAAACTGCGGCCTGGACTCTGCGATGGAACGCCTGCGCCGCCCGCGCGGCCGCGTCGTTCTGCATCATGTCAAACCGCCCACTGCGAGGAGAGCACGGCCAGCCGGCGGAACACGCGCTCCGCCAGCGCAGGGTCCACCTGCGATATCTCCGCGATGATAGCCTCGTGCAGCTTGTCGATCTGACTGACGGACTGCATGGCTTCGTAGAGCTTCACGGACGTTTCGAGCGATCGGCGCAGGTGCTCCGACGCCACCAGAAGCATCTTGCTGTTGCGGACGCCGCCGTCCTGGGCGCGAGAGGCCTTCATCACGTCCTGCGCCGCCTTGAGGCAATCCTGGAGCTGGTCGATCACCGACCTTCCCCTTAGCCCCGTCACGTCTGCCAGGCTCACCGCGACCGGCAGCACGCCGGCGGCCGCCCGGGCGGCATCAAGCGCCGGGTCCGCGACACGCTTCGCGCGCCGCTCCGACGCCCGCTTGACCACCTCGACCGCCCGCTGGCCGGGCTTGCCGGACGCCATGATCTCCGAATACCAGCGATAGACCGTCGGACGGCTCGCGCCCCGGTCGAGAAACTGCTTGATCAGCGCCTGCCGGTCGATCGGCGCACCCCCTGTCCGCGCAAAAGCGGCAAGGATTGCCTTCTCCAACTCAACCCTAAGCCCCTCAATTCCTTCGGTTTTAGAAGCCATTCTCACCCGCTGACGGTCTTATGAGATTCTCACGGAAGTCTCATCGCCGTGAGAATCTCATCACGACAAGATGCGCGCGCGCGGCATCTGGGCGGCTGCGGAATGGCGCGTCAGCCCACATATCAGGGGGCGCGCTTCGCTGATCCGGGTGCGGCCCGCGACTGCCTGCGCTCCGGCGGCGGCTGCGTCCCATCCGGATGCTCGGCCGGGGTGCCGAGTAGCCACGCAAGGCACCGGCGCCCTGCGCCGCACACGAGCGCCCCGACGCAGGCCACGCAGAGCAGTGCAAGAAGGAGGCCGGGAATGATTACCCACCAGAAAAGCAGGAGGATTGCTGCGCCCCACAGCATGAAGTGGAGAAGGTGCGTCATGGTAAATTCCCATTCTTGGCAGCTTTTTCGAGGGTATTGATCGCGTCTTGGACGGCCTCCGGGCTGGGAGGGAATATGACGGGCACGAAAACCCGAAACTCCCGAAAGTCCGGACCGGATGACTGCGTCGTAAGGCGCTGGTATTCCGTGAACAGTTGGTCCGCGACCCCGAGGAACATGGCGCGGAGATCAACTTCGTCGATCGCAGCGGCCGAAGCGTCTGCGGGAGCGTCTATCTCGCGATGCAATCGCTTGCAGGACACCTCCAGCACCCGAATGCGGTCGCTCGCGACGATGCTGTAGCCGCACTCCCTCAACTCCCGCAGAATGACAGCGCCCGGGGGCTCCGCCGTCGCGAGGGAGCGGCTATTGCGCACTATCCAGGCCACCACGCTATCCAGCACGCCGCTCAGTTTCCCATGCGCTACCGCATGGTGCATCGCCTCATTGCGCAGGACGCTTTCGCGCAAGGGGACGGTGATGGCTTCTGGTGGTTTTCCATACAGCATGGGCGATTTCCCTTTTTGGTCTGTCACACGACCCCTCCATCGCGAAGCGCGTTTGCGAATTTCTGTACGTCCGGAAGCCACGCGCCGTAGCGCGCGACGACGGCATCGAACTCCTCGATGTCGTGGGCTCGGAGCGCCCAGATCGGACGCCCATCGTCTGTGAACCGAAGATCGCCCGCCTTGTCCGTGGCATGCGCGGCGTGGAGCAGCTCGTGATGGACGAGGGCCTTGCGCTGGTGGGGCGTCGCCTGGGTCCAGAACTCCTGATCCAGGATCATAATGAAGTCCGGGATTTCGCCGCACGCCTTGGCGAGCAGCCATGTGCCGACCGGTCCGAGCGATCCCTGGAAACGGGGAAGGCACATCTCTCCGAGCACGCGCTTCTGGGCTTTTTCCTTCACGCTCACGCGCATTAAGAAGAGGATGACCGCCTCCCCCTCCCGCAGGTGCGCAAAGTCGTCCTCGGCATCGACCAGCGCGGCGGCGATATCGCACGGTTCGGTCTCGCCACGCGGCGCGAGGGTGAACAGATCGCCAGGGCCGATATCGTCCGCGTCCACCGTCAGGTCGCCCGAGGAGAAGAGCGGAGGCCCGACATTTCCGCCTGGCTGAATATCTCGGCCAGACGCGCGCGCCCCTTGGGCGTCACATGGACCGCGAGGAATGAGCGATCATCCCGGGTTCGATCGGGCGTCTCGATGCACTCCAGGTGGCCGGCATCAATCTTGTCTTGCCGCGCCCGCCAGGGGCCGCGATCGTGGCGGCGGTACGTCCACCCATGCTCGCCCAGCCAGCGGAAGAGGAAGCCGGGCGAAAGGCGCAGCCCCTTGGCCGTGGTGGTGATGTTTTCGCTGCCGACCCTCCCGGCCAGGCGCTCAAGCGCGGCGGCCTTCGGTTCGAGCGCCGTCACCTTCTCCTCCAGCGCGATCACGCGCTCGGTGTAGCCAAGCAGGGCCTGCCGCAGCGCGCGCGGATCATCAAGCGCCGGCATGGCGGCCTGCCGCGCAGCGGACGCGCGGGCATAGAAGTGCTCGAAAAGCACATCGGCGCACTCCGCCTGATAGGCCAGGACGCGGGCCCGGGTCTGGGGGTCAGGCACCTTGTTGGAATGGATCGTCGCCAGCCAGAAGTTGAGGCGGCTGAGAGGGAGAGCCGTATAGGCTTGGGGGCCGCCTGCCGAAGGTATCGTAATTTCGGTGATACCCTTGCCGAGCACCGGATGGCTCGTCAGTTTGCGGTGCTGCGCCTCCCACGCGAGGCCCATCCCCTCGACGAGGGGCTTCATCGCCACCAGCGTTTCCGCCGGAGTGGCGCCGCGCATGACGATGAGAGTGGCGCCCTGGAAGGGGACGGTGGCGAGATTGCGGGGCGGAACCATCAGGTGACTCCCTGGGTGCGGGGTTGGGGGCGGATTTCCTGAGCGGGGATGGCCATCGGAGGCCAGATTGCGCGGATGACGCTCAGATCGGCGCCGCGGCCGTAGCTCTGCGCCGCGCGGGCCTGGCTGCGCTCGCCGCACCAGCCCCAGAGGCGGGCGAGGGTAATCTCGTCTCGGTGGTGGGCGCGGGGGGGATCGCCGACCACTGCGCGCGCCGTGCTCATGGCGGCGGGGCAGTGGCCGCACACCGAGCGGAACAGGTTGCAGCGACGACAGGCAGGTCGCTTGTTCCTGATGTTGCGGGGCACGGCCCCCCAAGCACGAGGCAAGATATGGTCCTGGGTGTCGGCAGGCCCGTCGCAATATGCGCAC